CAATATAAGCGAGACTGGAACGGCTACCCTGTGCAAAAGCCATAGTTATTCTCCTTCAGAGATTTCTTGAATAGTTGTTGATTTAGCCTTTGGAGATTCTACCAAGTGTTCAGGTAGTCCTTTGGCAATTTTAGCAGGGATTTTATCTCCCTCTTTGTATGATTTACCTTGACAGGCAAAGTTTTGTTTTGCTGTATACATAAGCAATTCCTTTATTGGGCGAAGATATACCAACCGATATTCACTGTTGCGTAATACCACGGTGTATCTACAAACCCACTATCTCGTTCTGCATAGTCTACAGAAACTATGATTTCATCTCCACCTGCTGGTGTAAAAGAGATGTCTGTTGTAGCATCAAAGGCATCCATTACCTTGTTAGCTAGGTCATCAGCAGCAGCAGGGCCGTTACCTTCTGGTGTATAACAGAATACACGAAAAACACCATCGTACCGTTGCTGTGGATTTGAGCCTCGTACAGCAGGTCTTCGGGAGACTGGCACAAAGGCTACCTTAAGAAAGCTAGACCCTGTTGTAGGATCAAAAGAGACATTCTCATAGGCAATGTCGGGTAGGTCGGCTGTAGTGGAAAGATGGCTTTCTAGAGCAGCACGAATATTATTGTAAATGCTCATCCAAACTTTCTCCTAATTCTTGCGAATACGTGATAACCACTTGAACGCCAGTTAGCACCATCCTCTACATCTCTTGCATGTGGTGAACGGTTTCTTAAAGTTATTCTTACGTTCCCATTCTCTATCATGTCTGAGATGTTTAGAGCCTCAATGTCAGTCAACAGTTGACCGTAAGCCTCTTGTTTCTTTGTCTCAGGGTTTTGGTTTCTTGGTTTATTCTCAGAACTACGAGAACGACCACCACCTGCACCTGCACGTTTGATAGAGAAGGAAGTTACATATGCACCAGTGTCTACAGGAGATATACGTGTAGCATAATCTGCTAGGTCTTCTAGGCGTTCTTCTATTTTTTCTTCAGCTAAGTCATTCAGACGACCTTTAAGCCTACTCATTGTGGCTTGAACGGACATTATTCTGAGACCTCACAGATATAACAAATCTTAACACCATTAGAGAAGATTGTATTTACCCTAACGACAGAAACTGTATCACCTTGGCCTATGATTTGGTCTTCATCATCTGGTTCTACTGCCAAGCCCAGCGCAGGAATTACGCAACGGCGTGAACCTCGTCTGATTTCATCACCGATAGGTAGTCCAGTGGAAAAATTAAAGAAGTAACCTTCCACTACATAATCTGTTGTCGCTGAACCTGAGACTGAACCTGTAGCAGGATCATAAGTTCCTGCAGTTGTCTTTTTTCGTAGTGTTAGCTCTTGTCCATGATCCTGAACCAACTTAAGGAGATCGTAAGCTCTGAAAGTAGCCATTGTAATTCTCCTTAATCGTAATCTGAGCCGTACTCATCACCACTGTAGCTAGGTGGGTTACGGAAACGGTCTCGACGGAATGAAGGTGTAACACGATCTGTGTTTGCACGTACCGTATCAATCCTAGCTTTACTGATGCCACCTGCTTTGATACCTACTACAGCACCAGCTTTCTTGCCTTGATACTCTAGGGTCTCTGCTAGGTTTGCATACTGCTTGGCTAAGTCTGTGTAGTCTGCACTTAATGCACCATCTAGGCTTGTATTTACTTGTCGTGAATACTTAGCAGCGACAACTCTTGCACACCATGCAGCGGCAAAGTATACGTTATTATTAGTTTGGGCTAGACCGAAAGTAATCTCTTCGTTCTGCACTTGTTGATCATTTGTATCTGTGTCTCCAAGAAGCAGACGTACAGAATTTAAACGACCAGATGCAGTCGTAGTTCCAAGATCAGTTTCGTCGTAGCTCCAAGCCATGATTAGTTCTCCAAGTGTCCGTAAGTTCTACGCCAACTACGAATAAGCCCACGTTGTTTATCAGCAATCTTGGACTTCTTACATTTTTTCTTATCAAAGTCTGCTTGTGATTGGGACTTAGCTTTAACTTTGGCATTGATTGCGTCTACAACATCATGTAGTCCTGCAACATCTAGCTCTTCTAGTCCATCACCGACTTTTGTCTTTACTTCCATCTCAGAGTTGTGGTGCAACCAACCTTTGTTATAGAGTATCTCTACACGAATTTCGTCTACACCTAACTCTTTCCACTTGAACTCGTCACCTGCTTCAAAGTGTCTCTTATGCCCATCAAAGGGAATACGGACAAATACAGGACGGTCAAACTGGAAGGGCATTGGTCTTCGGGCCATATCATCTTCCTCGTTATTTATAGTCGGGTTTGATGGGGACTTACGCCCCCACCAGAGTTTTATCTTACGCAACAACTGTGTCAAAGAAGTAACCCAAGTCTGCGCCAGTGACTTTCATGTCGTATGACATTTTAACTTGGATGTGTTCTGCAACTTGTTGACGCTTAAGTGCATCGTCAGAGAATGACTCTACAGTTACGCCCAAGTTGTTGACACCTGATAGGTTGTTCCATGCAAATGTTGCACCAGCCATTGGTGTCATTAGTCCACCTGCCGCTGGGCCGTGTACCAATAGAGCATGTTTACCACCGATGAACGCATTGCTTTCTGCAACACCTTCTACAGATGTGTTTTTCACTGCTTCCATGACGTAGAAGTTTTCTACTTCAAAGATTTCAGCCAACTTAGCGTTGGTGATCAATGCAGTGTTTGATACAGTTGCACCACCGTTCAAACGTGCTAGGATGTCTGGGTGGTTAATCAAGATGTCACGCACCTCTTTACCGACAACCATTGTGTTTGGCTTGAAGCCACCAGACTTAAGCTGCATAGTACGACGAGCAGTTGTTACGTCTGCGATTGGTGTACCATTTGTGTAGTCTGACCACAAGTTTGATGGTGTTGATTCTGAACCCCAGATTGAAGCTGCGAAGAAGTTTGTTGCAAACTGCTCTTCACGGTGGATCAATAGGCGGTTTGTCAGAGTTTGTGCGCCAGCAGCACGGATGTCTAGAGCAGCATCTTCGTTAGCAAGTGTTTGCTGATCGAAGTCCATACCTAGACCGTATACGTCTGCATAGAAGCTATCTGTTGACAATGACATACCGATGCGGTTGACTTCTGTGCGTGGAGCAAGAGCCTTAACATCACCTGTACGGTTCATGTTGTCACGGTCATAGATGTAGTATTTGTCTGACTGTTTGTCTACACCGATAACAGGGAAAACCTTGTCAGCGATGAAGTTTGTTTGGTCTTGTACATAAGCAATGGTCAGGTTTGTCAACGGCTGATCAATATGTACCGAATTTGGTGTTAGCAATGGCATTTTCTATATCCTTCCTATTGCTGATTACGCCGCAGCGTTGCCGCCTTGGATGAGTTCGATAGCGATGATTTGACCATCAACACCTGCCTCAGTTGCGTAACCCATAATAATATTAGTGGCAGCGGCAGTTACAGCGTCACCTGATGCGTCTGTAGCAACAGCAGCACCTGCAGCGATTGTACCGCCAGCAGTTACCATTACTTTACCAGACATAACAACAGTCGCTGCTTCTGCAGCCGCTGGGTCGTTAATCAAAACACCGATGCAGTTCTCACCTGCAGCGTCAGCTAGGTCAACTTGACCATCTGATTCTAGTGTTACGAATTTGAATTGCGCCGACGATAGGTCTTCGCCAGCAATGAATGTCCGTGTGTCACGGCTTTGCATTACAGCCATAATTATTCCCCTTTATAGCTTTTGTTAATAAGAGCTTTACCTTCGTCGGTTTTAGCTACGGCAGCGTATGCTTTTGCGTAGTCACTCTTCTTCATTTTGTTGTCGTCCATGTAAGACTTAACAAGGGTCTCTAGTTTATCAGTAGCAGTAGCAAACTCGCCATCTGCGTCTGATTTACCAACTTCTTCCATAGTCTCAGCAAAAGTTGCGTCTGCAGCTTTCAGTGATTCCATGACAGATTCTACTTCACCAAACTCTGCGACTAGAGATTTAGCAACGTCTGTTGCAAAGTGTGGTAGTGCTTCTGTTGCACGTTTTGTTAGTTCAGCATCAGCTTTTGCAAACTCTGCTTCTTCTAAGGCTTTTAGAATTACAGCAGGTACATCAGCTTTGTTGATTTGCTCACCTTCATACTCAATGTATTCTGGTTCAACTTTCTTTTCGATTGAGTCAGCTTTAATTACAAAGCCGTTGTCGATAAGAGCCTTACGAAGGTCTTCGTTCTGAATTTTAAGAGCATCATTCTCAGCTTTGACAATATCAAGTTCGTCAATCTCTGCTGCTTCAGATTTCTTCATGTCCATTTCATAAGCCTTCATAGCATCTTCTTCCGACATACCTTTATCCATGTATGGCTTTAGTTTTGCTTTTAGGTCATCTGACATTTTGTCTACTTCTTGTTCCATGTTATCTCCATTGGAATCATCACGCTTGAACAAGGAGACCATTGCCTGTGCATTGGCAGGACGATCCACAAGGGACAATTCATCCAGTTCAAGCTGTTTCAATAAATTAGGCACTATAGTCCTCCTTGATTGCACGACCCCCAATAGAGAAGGCCGCTAATTCACCAGATTTGACCTTGGCCCAAACGTCATCGTTATATACTTTAAACGCTACGATCCAACCTTCACGGTCACTCTGTATGCCAAGGGACTCACCAATCTCTTTAGTGACTGGCATAGAATGGATTACTGCTCCAATCTGATCCCCTTTATGCATTTCTTTACCTACACGCACATGTTCCATAAAGCCATTTACAGCTTTAACAAGTGTTTCAGGTTCTATCACATCGCCTTGGCGGTCAACTACAGGTTCACCCTTTTCGGTTACTACTGATGCCCAGCCATAGACCATGCGTTGTTCTTCGTCAGCTTTGAGGATTTGACCCTCGACTGATTTTGTTAGTTCAGACACGCTAGTGCCTCCTTCCCACATACGACAAGACCAATAACCTGCTGTCGTCTTGTCTTTCTTGGTATCACACGAATGACGACTACGGAAGTTAGCTCTTGCTTTAGGGTCATCCCTACGGATTTCCATGTTAGGATCACCAAAGGTAACTCGTTTTACTTTGTCGCCATCTTGCACAAAGACTTCAAACTTTTTGTTGCCACCTGACAATCTGCGTGGCTTGTTTAAAGTTACTTTTTCGCCTTGGTATTCAGCCTTGGCAAATTCTTCTTTCATTACTTCCTGTACGATTACCCTGAGAGCCTCTAAGCGATCCACTGAGGCGTCTTCTTGCTCATCTTCGGTACGGTAGTAGTCTAGGTACTCTTGGTGGCTTCCACAGGGCATATAAACGGCCTGTCCTTCGACCTCGTGTACGTGGATAGCTCCACCACAACCCATGTCCATAGAACGGCTACGTGCTTCCATCTCTGTCGTGAAGACATCGTTAGCATATTGTGCCTTTAGCATCTTCTTCTTGGATGACGATGGGTGCGACGAAGGTAGCAGGTCTTTATCATGGTTAGCTGACTTAGAGCCACTTACGATACGCAGGAAACTGTTGACACGAGCCATAGCCCACTGTTCAGGTGACTTCACGTTAGGACGCACACTTGCAGGGTTTGTACGGTATGCGCCAACACCACGATCATAGACAGCCTCTAGCATACGCATAGTTACCTTATGCTTAGACTTCTTGTTGTGGGCTTCCATCTTATTTTTGAGGGCTGTTTTAGGCATTAGTTAAGAACCTTTGCGAGATAACCTTTGAATACTCCGAATACATGTGCATTATTTGTACCTGATTCTGCTGTGATACGAACATCTGCATTTTTCGGGATGATAACTGCAGGGTCTAAGTCGATGTCCCAAGGGCCACCAGTAGTTGCACTAATTGCAGCCCGTTGAATAAACACACCACCTGCTGTACGAACTTCTAAATAAAAGTCTACTGCAGCCTCTTGCTTCTTACTTACAGAGCCAAAGCCCCCAGTGAGAATATAGTAATCACTATCTGAGAATGTTGTAGCACCCTTGAGTGAGCCTTGAAGACCTTGTGGAATGTCAATATGTATCTTAGTTTCGTCTGATGGTACACCACCAACCACTGTTGTATTTTCGTATACTGTTACACGACCAACAAGTTCTGTTCCACTTGTGTTATATGCATGAGATACACGAGCTACAGGAGTGTCTAGAGCTACTGGGTTCTGACCATCTAGTGTTACCTCTTGTACGAGGAAGGTAAACTTAGTATCAGCACCTGTACCTGAGACTGTATGACACTCTATTTTGATAGTTTGTGTGTCGGCTGCAGAGGAACTAGAGACATACTCAATAGTGTTATCGGTAACGTATGTCTCGTGACCACCGACAGTCCATACGGTCTCTAGTGTATCAGCTACTAGATCAGCAGACTTACCAAACTTGATTAGAGACTTAGCTTTACGGTCAACCGAAACTCTATCCCCGAAGGTTGCTTCGATTTCCCTTTCGCCTTGTACCAGTCGTCCGTCAGGGACTTCGTATGCTCTTCTAGGCCATCCACCGAACATCTGTTCTATTTCCTTAATTTCTTGTTGTACAACCTTGTTAGGGTCATCAGGTTCGCCTATGTCGGGGAATGGCGTTAGTATACTATTAGGCTGTAAGATACCCTGTTCAGTAAGGGCTGCAGGATTAACCTCTGGTGTACCTGTAACTACATTAGCAGTAGTGAACCCTTCGTTTTCTGTTACAGGAGCTACAGGTACATCTGGTTGTCCTGTTGCAAACCCTGTAGTGGAAAGACTGTGGTCTTGACCTAATGTACTGTCTTGTACAGCAGGAGCTTGGGTAGTTATACCAGTTGCAGAAACACTGTGTTGTTGTGTTAGTGCTGTAGTGCTAAAGAGTATCTCACCAGTTGTTATACTATAACAGGTGAATGTGTAATCTTGTAGTAGACTTGCACTATCAACATCTGCATCACTAGACTGAACACCTGTAAAGGTAAGTATGTGAGCTTGTGTTAGTGAAGTATCGGGTGGTATGAAGTCTTCAAAGGGTTCTTCAAAGTAAGTATACCAGTCAACAATAGTATCTGTTCTGTGTTGCGGGTATCTTGGGTTGTTTATGATTAACTCTTCTTCAAAGTAATCATACCAATCATAAACATTACTATTATCAACTAGGGGGTAGTCTTCGTAAGAACTAACTAATATAGGGTCAGTAACAATACTTACTGGTTGTAAAGCTGTCATACCAACCTCTTAAAACATTATTATGACACCTTACACTGGATCAGGAATACCGATAGTAAATGACCCCAAAGAAAACGTGTTACCTGATGTTACAGATTGTGATGTCTGCAAGTCACCAGTTACATACAAAGTATCACTCCCATTAGTGATTGCATAGAAAGCTGCTGTTCCTGTACCAGTTACACTAGCACCTGACACTGAAGCGACAGTAACTTCACGACCACCTTCTACACGGTCAGCAGGTGAACCAACACTAGATGTTGCATTGCCTAGTGTATAGGTGGATGTAGCTTCGGTATAAGTCGTAGGCTCTGTAGAGCAGATGTCAATACGTGTACCATTAGTTGTTAGTGTGTTTAGTCCGTCATCAAATACGGCATTAGCTAAGGTTGCCATCTTCTTCTTCCTTTACCTCTTGATCATACCGTAGTTCAGCAATATCCATAAGGTCTTGGATAACCTCTGGGTGGGACGACACATCAATATTAGCACCATTTAG